TTACGTAGTATTTCATAATTTATATCTCAAAGAAATTCCTGTTTTAATTCCTGACAAAACTCCTGTTGTATGAATATATTTATTGTTAAATATCATGGCTGATCCTGGTGTAAAAGAATAAGCTTCACCGGTTAAACCAAACCACTGTTCTTTTGGTGCCCACTTTATATATTCATACAGGTTATCATCTATAGGTTTATCTGTAAGTCCTTCGCAATCATAGTCATATGGTTTTCCTGCTACACCAGTATTAACTTGAAATTCCATAACATCTGCGTGCAAACACCACGTAACACTATCCTTATGATATTTTTGGTCGAATATAACAAGAGATGCGTTGGGATCTGTAGTGTGTAATGGTACTACAACATTAACAGTTTCTTTCCATTCTTCTCTATGATCTGTATGTGGTAAGTATGGTTTTGTATGTTGGTAATAGTTGCCGCCGACTCTTTCCCATCCACTCATAAGTTCATCTATGATTTTTGTAGCAGGACCTGGATTTGCTTTTTTCATCGTAGGAGTATCATACTCATCTATAGAATTATACTCATCGAGTAAGCTTTGTATTTCTTCGTCAGTAAATATGTTTTGATAATATTTTTTCATTTATTTCCTCAAAGCTTTTTCCATATAACGAAATTCTTAAATTATATCTTTTGTCGTGTCCTGTGTTATCTACCATGTGCATAGTTGAAGTATTTATTAGAGCAGCTTTATATCCATCTAAATTGTAAATCTTTCCGTTGTAATCAAAGTATGTCGGAGCTCTTTCTGTATTTCTAAAGTCGTACATAAAAGCAGCTTTTGGAGCACCAACTGCAGCAGCTCCATCTATATGCCACTTTAATATTTTATCAGCTTTAGTAATTAAAATAAAACAATTAAAGCCAACATCTAAATCATAATAGTTTATAAAGTCTTTAGCAATGACGTTAAGAGTTTTGTCTTTGTATTCCTTGAGCTCAGGATTGTTTTCAACCCACTCGTCATGTCCATATATAGTCGTAACTTTTGGAACTGATCCCTGGTTATCTCTATAAAAAATGTTTTCAACATAACCTTTGAAATGCTGATAATATTCTTCTATTTTGGAATCATCTAAAACATAGTTATCTATTTTCGTATAAGGTAACATTCTTTTTCCTCCAACGAAGGTGTACGAAATTGTGTATAGTCTATTTTAATCTCAGTACCACCTGCCATTTGATCTAATACCATCTTATAAAGAGTTGTGTTATTTTCTTTAGTCATGTGGCAATACCTTAAATCCATATACTTACGACGTATTTCTAAAGCCGTTTCACCCCAAGCACTATCTTCTAACCTTGATATGTTTATGATAGGTGTTGCTTCAAAACCAAAATCCCAGTTTGCGCCATACATAAATTTGACGTCAGGTCGGGTTTCTAAAATTGAAGCTTTAAGAAGTCGAACATAATGTGATTCCTTTTCTTCATTATATAAATGTTTATGCCACATGCTGTAAGCAACGTATTCGTCATCAGTACCCATCCCAGAAGTATTTTCTACAAATGGTATGTGAAATCCATTGATTGATATTCTTCCTGGTCTTGGGAATACAAAAATGATATTGTCGTGTTGAGAATGATTGTCTATAAAAACTTTGTACATGTAATATGGATCACAGCCTTTTGTGCTGTAATTTGTAATATCGTAATTTTGTCTAAGAAGACTAACCCAACTGCTACCTGCGTTAGGTAATAAAGGATGTTTTAGTAAGTTATAATTTAAAACATATTCATAAGAAAAGCTATCACCAAAAATACCTAAGTTCATTTATTAGCTTATGTACTCTACTTTGATGTCCTTAGTAAAAGTTGGAAAAGTAAAATCATTATCTTTCATATCAACTCTGCGGTTTCTTGATTTATCAGGAAAACCAATACCCATCATAAGCATAACTCTTTCAGATCCTATAACTTCTCCAACCTCTTCTGGGTTAAAGCATTGGCAACAGCCAGTAGAATAACCTAACAAGTTGGCAGTGTATGTTAAATAACCAGCTGCAATACCAAGCGCAATATTAGAATCTTTAAATCTTTCTGGATCTCCATCTTTGGATTGAGTATCTCTTTCCTCGGTTGTTCTTAAATGTTCATCTCTATCTTCTGAGAATGCAATCACTAGGTTAGCCAAAACCTGAGGATTTTTCTTAGCTTCTCGAGTTTCAAAATTAATCATAAAGCCTTCGGTCTTATCATAAATACTTTCAATAATATCACGGTTCGTAATGAAGTGTACTTTATAAAAAACTCTATTTTGTTTTGAAGAGCATTGTGTCACAGCAGTTTGAAGAGTTTTAATATCTTCTTCCGGTAAGGATCGACTTAGGTCCCAGTTGCGTTGACAATGCTGTGATTTCACTATTGTTTTTTCAAGAAAACTGTTGAACATAATATCCTCCTAGGCGTCCATGTTTATATTATTTATATGAAAAAAAAATTAAATTAACAGTTGACAAGGCTTTTTAACTATGGTATAATAGTACTATCAATAAGGAATATAATATGCTAAACAATGATATATGGTACGAAAAGGAATCTTTGGAATCATTTGATGAGGTTTATCAGCATAACGGATATGCTTTGTTAAATGAACTGTACGAAGATGATGAACGCTTCTATAAAAACACTTGGATGTGGGGTCGTGTCGAAGGTGACACAGTCTATGATGTTCGCATTCTTGATGACTTGTCAAGTAATAGTTTTGCTAAATATGACGAAGCTATGGAATCTTTCTTAAAAAAGCTTGAAATAAAATGAAATTAACTGTTGACAAAGCGGTTTAACTATGTTATATTGTTCTTAGATAAGGAGAACAAGGATGAAAATCAAACACTCGCCAATGCTTGACACAAAGCGCGTGTGCAAGCTATACTCTGAAAAAGATGGAGTAGATGTTAAGTACGTCTGCACTTCAGCTATTCAAGAGAATGCAGCATTTGCGGCCGATGTCTTCTACCGTGAAACTCCGCATCCCCATTTTGGCAATCGCTACTTTGCTCTATACCTTAATCCATACTCTCTATACCGTAGTCCATACTCAGACGAAGCTGATCTTATGGTTACAAATGCTGATAAAATTGAAGACCTCGAGTTTGGTATGGTTGAAGGTCCTGATGGTTGGGAATATTCTCAGCACCGCCACGACTATCGACAAGTTGGCGACTGTGCTGTTGATGGTGGTCGTGCATACTTCAAACGAGCCGGTCTACGCAGCGTCCCAGCAAAATATATGAAAATTGTAGATGGCAAATTTGTGGAGATGACAGATGAGTGATAACGCCGCCTTTTTTATAGTAATAGCTATTTTAGCAATCGCATTTACTGGTGAACCAGACTTGGTAGACTCTATCATCTACCACTTAGCGGGCCCTCAAGATGGATGGCCGGAGAACTAGACTTCCTTACAACTGGAGAATTTTAAATGTCAGAATTACGTAAAGCAGCAAAATATGAACAGGCTGTTAGAGCCTTACAGCAACTTCCATTAGATCAATGTATTAGGGCATTGGCGCAACGAGTTGGTGGCAACAAACCAGAGATTCAAGATTGGATTGAAAATGCCTCTAATGAGGACTTCTAATGAAACCGTTTAAAATTAAAAAGAACTCTTGGCACTATAAACTTAATGCCAATTTTATGCAATATAACTTTATGGACCGCTGGGAATATTATCACTCTGGTTTTTGTAGCTATTGGAGAGCAACCATCGGTCGTCTTATTCTGGCTGCTTTCATGATAGTGGTCGGAGTATTGTGGGGATGCGTGCTTGGCCTTGCATTTTATTTGGACCCAGTCACATCATTATCTGTCGTTGGTGCTGCCATTCTGTTAATTGGAGCGGTTACTTTCTTTGCACGGTTTAGGACACGAAATCACCATAAACCTTCTAAGCCTGACTCTTTGTTTATGCAGAAATACAAAGCACACAAAGCAAAGATTTGCCCAATGGTGGAGTACGAAAATAAATGAAAAAACTTGAAATAAAAGCAAATTAACTGTTGACAAAGCAATCTAACTATGTTATATTGTTTATATAAGGTAAAACAAAGGAAACCAAAACAATGAAATTCACATCTAAAAACCGCACTTCAACAGCATACCGTTTCACAGTAAAAATGGTTAATGGTCAAGTACATCCTGACGATATGGAAGCTGTTAACAATATTCGTGATCTTATTAAAAATGCTAATAGCGAAATCCGTCGTTATAACTGGTCCTTTGTAAAACCTCAATACGTAAAACTTCAAGGTCGTGGTCCTCGTGCTGAATTGGCTCGTCGTGATTATGGATATTCACGGTCTTACGACCAAGGCCTACCTTTGAGCTTGGCAACATCTGCTGATGTATACGTATACGATCGCTAAATAATAGTTGACAAACCATCTAAACTGTGATAGGAATAGTACCATGGATATGGAAAAACTACAAACACTTGATAAATTACCTTTAACTGAGGCTCAAGAAACTGCTACAAGCTTAATAGATCGTCGGAAGACACGAAAAGTTGTGGCTATGGGCTTGGAACGAGATATTCAAAAGGCCCGTTCATCGGCTGAAGTTTCTCGCATTATGTGGCAGGTTTATTTGTCAGGTAATGGTCTTGGAACTGTCGGTTCCCAATGGAAATCTTTTTATAAAGGTGTTTAATGTTTAAGCTACCCGAACCAATCATCGTCACACTAGACAACAATCAAGTAAGCCATATTAATACTATGGCTCAAGAAATCTTTGAAGATCCTTATCGACGTAGGCGTCGATCTCTTGAAGCTGTGTATTCTCATTGCTGGGCTGGTGTTCCACTCGAGTTTGCTCTTCAAGCACAGGGTGCTACTATGAACCCTAAACAATTTGATTATTCAAATCCAGACTCTCATAACTGGGATGTTGAATGGAACGGGCTTAAGGCTGAAGTTAAAAACTCCCAAGATCCTGGTAAATTACCAGATAAATATGAAAAGAAATGGTTGACCATATCAAACTATATGGCAAATAAAATTGTAAGAAACCGTCGTTTATACCCAAATTGTGTTGACATAATCATATTTGGATGTTATAATAAACTATCTGAAAATACTTTTGACGTTCGTTGGCGGGCTGTTGTACCCTTTGATACCATTCGCCAAAACCTTCGTAAGTGTCAAGAAAAATATGATAACAATTGGACAATTGACCACGATGGTGTACGACGTATTAAATATTTTTACAGTATTAAAACTGAACCGCGTGCGGTATATAACTATGATGTATAAATGGAGTAAACATGAAGTTTGATAATGGCAAACCACCTATTAATTTAGTTCCACCTGAGGCTATCATTGCAGCTGCTCAGGTTTTTGGCTTTGGTGCTCAAAAATATGGTGAAAACAATTGGCGTCAAGATCTGGATAAGTTTCCATATTCTCGTCATTACGCTTCTATTATGCGTCACCTATTGGCATTCCATTCAGGTGAAGATCTTGATCCTGAATCTGGCTTGCCTCATACTCATCACGCGCTAACTCAAATGATTATTTTGGTTATGTGTGAAATGCAAGGTAACCAAGATTTGATTGATGATCGCTTTAAAGTAGAGGAAGATACAAATGCGATATAATACAGTACAAGATATTCGTGAGTTCTTTATTGGTGAACTCAAAGATGAAGCATATGAAATTGACAAAACCGGTCAACGCACTATTGAAATGCTTGGCGCTAACTTTGTTGCTTCAGAACCAGCAATTTTTGGCGAACCAGTTAAGTCTTATATTAATGCTGAGCTTGCTTGGTATGAAAGTCAGTCGACTAATATCAAAGATATTCATAGTCCTGACAAATCTCCGCCAGCTGCTTGGGAATATGCCGCCGACCCTCATGGCAATATCAATTCTAATTATGGCCATTTGGTATTCTCTAAAAAATATCATAATCAATTTGAAAATGCTTTTGATGAGCTATGGAATAATGTTGAAAGCCGTCGTGCTCAAATGGTTTACAATCGTCCATCTATTTGGGTTGAGTTTGATGAAGGTGGTAAATCAGATTTTATCTGTACCAATGCTCAAACATTCTATATCCGCGATGGTGTTCTAAATATGGTATCGCAAATGCGTTCAAACGATGTCGTATTTGGTTACAAGAACGATTATGCATGGGCTCAATATCTTATGGATAAGTTTGTTGCCCAATGGAATCAACAATGTAAGATTCCAGGTAATAAGCACTTTAATATTGAAAAAGGTATGCTTATTTGGCAAGTAATGAACCTGCATGTGTACGAGCGCCACTTTGGATTGGTGAAGTAATATGACATTTCAAAAACATAACATACAAGTTACCAATGCGGGTAAATATACATCAGATGCAGTATACGTTGAAGATGATGGAAAAAACACTGTAGTCATCATGTGTCCTGAGTTTGATACAATTGACGAAGTGATAGAGTGGATTAGAAATCATATGGATACTAAATAATGGATAGTCCAACTGGTAAGCTCATTAAAATTACGGACATAATCGAAACAAAAGTTCGTAAAGAAAAAGAGTTAGTGTTTTACGAAAATGAACTTAAAAAACTCAAACAAAAAATGTTCTTTATACAAAAAGACATTGACATTACTAATATCATTATCAATATAATTGAGAACGAAAAGGTAATGGATATAAAAGAAAATATGGAAGCCAGAATGCTAGGCGACGACAGTGAAAAACATTAGTATCTAAAATGGCTAAATAGTCCATAGCAAGATACAATGAGGAGATTATATTATGAAAATTGCTTTTATTTTTGGTAAAGGTATTGAAGGTTGTGGTGTAACCAAAGGTGCAAACATCTTTGAAGATTGGTTAGTATCTCAAGGCCATGAAACTATGGTTATTGATTTTGATAATAAACAAAGCTTTGCCCGAGCTCAAAACGTAGATTGGCATGGAAACGTTTTACGCGTAGAGTCTAATCAAGAAATAGAAGATGTACCAAGTATAGTAGATGCTGTTAATACATGTGACATTGCTATTGTACACTCTTTTCCTACCCGTAAAAATGGAAAGTACATTGATAGATTTCGTCAGTTTGTAGAAGCTATTAATGATCCAATCATTGTTGTGCATGATCATGCTATTACTAAAAATACTATTAATCGTCAGACTGGTGCCGGCGAGTTGTTTGCGTTGGCAGACATTGGTATTACACAATCATTTGAAGGATATTCACAAGAGTGTTATTTAGCACTTGATCCTGGCCTTGAAGGTAGACTACTTGAAAATCCTATTTGGGTTCGTACTGAAGATTACGATCAATATCGTGTTGACTATGAAGATAGAAAAAAGCACTTCATGTATATGGGCCGCATGTCAACGCTAAAAGATCCTGGAATGATTTGTCGTATTGAACCATATTTGAAAAATGAATGGGATCTGACTTTGATGGGTTGTGAACGTTCTATTTCATCTATTGGCGATCCTGACTCTAAGACGCTTGCAACTGATCCAGCACCATACCACAAATCTTATCAACCAAAGATTAAATTTATTGGCACAAATTCAGCCGGTGAACATTATCTACCAGCTAAAGAAAAAGAAAAAACTGGTACTACAATTACAGCTTATGATGGATATAAGTATGATTTTGGTATGGGTCAGCTTGGTTCCTCTATGGCTGCTTGGTGCGGATATCGCCTTGGTGATCCAAAGGAATATGGTTATCGTATGGAATATACAGTAATTGAATCATTCCTATTATCCTTGCCTGTTATTAGTAGACACTTTGCTGAAAACGCAGTATCACCTGAAGGTAAAAAGTGGGGTGAATATTATGGTCCACTTATCTCAGAAGCTACCAAGGAAGAAGAGCTTGCAGCTGAATTAAAACGTATTGCTGATAATCCTGAAGAATGGAAAGCCCGTACCAAAGCATGCCGTGAAATTGCTTATAAGTTTAATGATATTGAAGTTCTTGGTCCAAAATTCTTAGATTTTGTATTGACAAAAGGCAAAAGACATGATAAGATAGATTTTATAGATAGGATTTCAAGTTACTTCCCAAGTGCTCGTGAACGTCGCGAAAACGGAGAAATTATTATTTCAACTCCTGGAAGTGTTCTACTTGAAAAGCCTTTCACTCTTGTTGATGGAAGACAAAATGAAATTAAAGAACCCAAGCAAGTTGGTGCTACAATTGAAGGATTTTTCTAATGTATCATAAACGTATCGTTGTAGACTTTGACGACACCTTAGCGTTCCATGAAAACAGAAATTTTGATGACGCCATTCCTCATGACGATTTGATTAAAAAGACAAATCAGTTATTTGATGAAGGATGGCAAATTGATATTTTTACTGCTCGTGGATCTATTTCATGTAAAACACGTGAAGAAGCACGCCTTAAATATGAAGCTGGTATTGTAGCCTGGCTTGATAAGTATAATGTTCAATATAATTCGCTTTCATTTGATAAACCATTGGCAGCTTACTATATTGATGATAAGGGTATTACTCCTGAAGCTTTTCTTGATGTTGATATTCGAGAGCTTGAAGGTGGTTTGTCTGGAACAGAAATCTTTACTGATGGTAAAGTTGTACATAAGCAAGATCCAAATGCTCATGATACTAACACTTGGTTTAACGAAGCATTCTTTGTTGGTATTAATGTTCCAATAATTCATCGTATTGTTGGTGAAACTATTACTATGGATTATATCGATCATGACGAACAATTCTTTATGAAAGATTTCCATGTTGCTTTGGGTATGATCCAAACACAACTTCAAAGAATGAAAGGCCTTGAAGCATTAGATGAACTAAAATATCAATCGTATATTAATCGCATTAAAGACCATGCGGTAGCTTCAGGCCAAGTAGAATTAATTAATAATGCCGACGTATTGGAAACGTTTGATTTAAAAAGATCGTTTTCGCACGGTGATTTTGGCATTAAGAATATGTTATTTAAAGATCATGAGCTATATTTGATTGATCCAATTTGTAATGTATTTGGCTGTACTGAACTTGACGTAGCAAAGTTCTGTGCTAGTTTGTATATCAACCAATATCATAAAGAGTATATTCTAAAATCTATTGATATCTTGGCTGCTGCAAACGATATAAATAAAACTATGTTACTAGCACTTATACGTGCTGAAATTACACGTGTATATAAGTACCATCCTGACAAATCTTTTATTATGGAATGTTTTGAAAATGTTTACTAACAAATCTGAAATCGCGAGAAAAGTTGGAAAGCCGGTTGATGAAATCCGGATTGGATTTACCTGTTCAACTTTTGATATGCTGCACGCTGGCCATATTGTAATGTTACAAGAGTCTAAAGAGCAGTGCGATTATCTTATTTGTGGTTTACTAACCGATCCAACTATAGATCGACCTGAAACCAAAAACAAACCAGTACAAACTCCGTTTGAGCGTTATGTTCAATTGGCAGGGTGTCGGTTTGTTGACGAAGTAATTCCATTTAATACCGAACAAGAACTTGTCGATATGATTTTGACTATTCAACCACATATTAGAATTGTGGGAGAAGAGTATAAAGGTACTGATCATACAGGTGTTGGTTTATGCCCAATATATTATAACAAACGCAAGCATTCTTTTTCGTCGTCGGACTTGAGAAATCGCGTTATCGAATCCTCGAAAGGTAACAAATGACCATTACTCATGCATCTATAGTTCCACTTATTGGCGGTGAAACCATTGGCTCGGCAAATGCCTTTGGTGCACCTCCAATTCATTTTATGTCGTACGAAGCTTTTGCTGCTAATGACAGTCACATTTTAAATTACTACGATAATCAAATTCCTTATTATGTTTTAGATAAAGATATGGCGCCACCATTAAATGAAAGAGCTGATGTTGTATCTTCAGTTTGTCCATGTGCTGGATTATCAACCATGTCGATGGGTTATGGTGACGACAATCCAAACAATCAATGGATGAAAGAAACAGCTAATTATATCCTTGGCGAATATAAACCAAAAGTATTTTGGGGAGAGAATGCTCCAGGATTTGCTGGTAAAATTGGTAAAACAGTTCGTGAAGAATTGAGAAGCATTGGTAAGAAAAACGGATATACAATGTCTGTATATAGAACTAAATCCCTATTACATGGATCGCCGCAGGTTCGTGAGAGATCATTCTATTTTTTCTGGAAAGGTAATAGAACACCGCTTCTAGGTTACTTCAATAAACCTCATACACCCATTGAAGAAGTAATCCGTGGAGTTAAATCTAACTTCCAAACTGATGTAATCAATCATAAAAAGAAACCAACAGACAATCCATACTATAAGTTCATCTTAGAACATATTCATGGTGGACGTTCTCATAAAGAACACGCGGCTTTGATTGAACCAACATCAGCTCGTGGTGCTTGTGTTTATAGTTATATTGAACAGCAAGGCTATAGTTATTTACAAGTAGCTGATTGGATGGCCGAAAATGGTTTTGAACGTGAAGTAGAAAAGTGTAAATACAAACATGCTAAACTTGAATCAGGTAAAAGCATTATGCGACGTGGTGTAACAATTCCAAAAGATCGTATTGGAGCCTTTGTTGGTCACTATCCTTTAATGCTTGCGCATCCTGATGAAGATCGCTTTATTAATTATCGTGAAGCTATGACAATCATGGGATTGCCTGAAGATTTTGAGTTAGTAGATGCTAACCCAAGAAATGCTAATCATATTTGTCAGAATGTTCCAGTACAAACTGCGACTGACATGGCAACTGAAGTTAAAAAATATTTGAATAATGAGTTAATAACCGTTGACACGGACTACATTATGCAGTATAATCATAGACAAGAAGCGCAATACACCGAACGCGGTGCAACTTTAGAGGCATTTTTATGAGTACACATTTTATTATTGATTTTGAAACTATTGGTCAAAACGCTCGTGAAGTACCTGCTATTGATTGTTCATATACCACATTTGAGTGGGAACGATTTACGGAGAATCCATACTCATTTAAAGAGTTAATTCTTGATATGAAAACTGCAAAGTTTGATATTAAAGACCAAATGGTTAATCATGGTTGTAAATATAACAAACGAGACTTGCAGTGGTGGTTAGATCAGCCACCTGAGCTTCGTACAAATATGAAGCCAAACCCAGAACTTGATTTGAAATCAGATCAGTTTATAGACCGACTTATTGACTATCTACAGCAAAAAGGCGACATTGCTTGTTGGTGGTCTAGGTCAAATAGTTTTGATCCAGTTATTTTGGAACGTATTGCTCAAAATGCAGGACGACTTGAAAAGCTTGGTGCTTATTTAAAATGGTGGGCTGTACGTGATACTCGTACTTTTATTGATGCCAAATTTAATTTTAATGTGCCAGGTGGAAAGAATGGATTTATTCCCGTATCCAATATAGAAAAATGGGAATACAATTTTAAAGCGCATGATAGTAAACACGACGTAGCAGCAGATGTTTTGAGGCTTCAAACTATCGTTAGAGCTGAAGCAGATTTGGAGCAAATTGAAATATGAGTAAAATAGAAATATCAATCGAGAAACTAAGAGAGTATAAAATCTTTGTTGGAACTCCGATGTATGGTGGCCAATGCTCTGGTTCATACACTAAGTCTTGTACTGACTTAGCTATGGTTTGCGCAGCAAATGGTATTACCGTTAGGTTTTACTACCTATTTAATGAGAGCTTAATTCAAAGAGCTCGTAACTATATTGTTGACGAGTTTCTCAGATCTGATTGTACACACCTTTTGTTTATTGACGCAGACATTGGTTTTAATCCAAAGGATGTGTTTGGTCTTATTGCTGTACATAACCAAGATCCAGAAAAATATAACGTTGTTACTGGACCATATCCTAAGAAAACTATTGCATGGGAAAAGGTAACTACTGCAGTTAAATCTGGTAAGGCTGATGATAATCCATTTGAGCTTGAAAACTATACAGCTGATTATGTTTTTAATCCTGTTAATAGGCAATCATCATTTGAAATTACATCACCACTTGAGGTTGGAGAAGCTGGTACAGGCTTCATGCTAATCCCACGTGATACGTTTACCAAGTTTAAAGAGAAGACACCGCATTTGGCTTATAAACCAGATCATGCACGTACAGAACATTTTGATGGTTCAACTATGATCCATGCATATTTTGACTGTGTCATTGATCCTAAGTCAAAGCGTTACTTATCTGAGGATTATTTCTTTTGTAATGCCGCTCGATCTTTTGGCATGAAAATTTGGATGTGTCCTTGGATACAACTACAGCACATTGGATCCTACGTTTTTAAAGGTTCTCTTGGTCACATTGGATCTCTCGGTATGTCAGCTACCGCAGATAAAACCAGTAATAAAAAGAATTACAAAAAAAGTGTTGACAAAAAGCGTAAAAAGTGATACTATGTATAAATACAATATTGAAGGAGCTATATAATGAAATTCAGTGAACGTACTCTTACGATTCTAAAAAGTTTTTCGACCATTAACAAATCAATCCTAATGAAGGAAGGTAATGTTCTTAAAACTGTAACACCAGAAAAAACCCTAGTTGCAACTGCAACTATCCCAGATCAAATCCCATCACAAGCATGTGTATATGATTTGTCTCGGTTTTTATCCATCCTCGGTCTATATAAAGACCCAGATGTGGAATTCCATGATAAGTATTTTATCATTCAAAACGGCAAACAACGTACCAAATACGTTTATGCTGACATCTCCATGATCCATGCGGCTCCTGAAAAAGACATTCAGTTGCCATCAGCTGATGTTGAAGTTGCTGTATCATGGGAAGATCTTCAATCAGTAATTAAAGCTGCTGGAGTTCTTCAATTCCAAGAAGTTGCTTTCGTTGGTCAAGAAGGTAAAATTTACTTGAAAGCTATCGATGGCAATAACGATAACTCTGATGATTATGGTGTTGAGATCGGCACTACATCTGATGAATTTAAGATTATTATCAAAACTGATAATCTTAAGCTTTTGCCTCAGGATTACCAAGTTACTCTATGCGCAAAGGGTATCTCTGAGTTTAAAAGCGAAGGTGTCACATACTTTGTGGCAATTGATACTAAGTCGACTTACAAAAAAGGAAATGAATAATGGCTGATAATCAGACACAAAACCCAGAACAAAAACAAGAACCGGTACAAATTTCGTTGCAGGATATTGCTACGGTTGTACAGATGATTGATGTAACCTCACGCCGTGGTGCTTTTGAAGGACAAGAGCTGGCTGGCATTGGTATTCTACGTAATAAACTTGAAATGTTTCTTCGCCAGAATGCTCCAAAAGGTGAAGAGCCTCCTCAAGGTTCAATGCCTAACCCAGACGCTCCTGCTGCAGTACCAGGCGATGCTCCCCTAGCTGATAAGGTGAGCTAAGGAGGAAAACGAATGCGGGCTCTCGTTATAAAACAAACCCGCACCTTATTTTATATTATGATGGAGACATTATGTCTATTGATGCAAAAGCAAATGAAGTGTTGTGGGTTGAAAAGTATCGCCCGCAAGTAATTAACGACACTATCCTACCTGAAAAAACCAAAGCAATGTTTAAAAAGTTTGTCGCTGATGATAGTGTACCAAACTTATTGCTGACTGGTGGTCCTGGTGTAGGTAAAACAACCATCGCAAAAGCTATGCTTGAAGAAATGGGTTGTGACTATATTGTAAAGAATGGTTCATTGAACGTAAACATTGATACCCTTCGCTATGATATCTCAACATATGCCTCGGCTGTATCCCTTAGCGGTGGTCGTAAATATGTTATCTTTGATGAAGCCGATTACCTAAATGCTGCAAATGTTCAACCAGCTTTACGTAATTTCATCGAGGAATATTCCTCTAACTGTGGATTTATATTCACATGCAACTTTAAAAACCGTATCATTTCACCTCTCCGCTCTCGTTTGAGTGAGGTTGATTTTACTATTGAAACCAATGATCGTCCACAGCTTGCTATGCAGTTTATGAAACGAGTAGAGGCAATCCTTGCGGTAGAAATTGTTCCATATGACAAAGCTGTAGTTGCAAAAGTAATTCAAAAACATTTTCCTGACTTTCGTCGTGTACTGACCGAGCTACAATCCTATGCAGCATCTGGTCGTATTGATGAAGGTATTTTTGTTAACCTTAAGCAAGAGTCTATGGATGAGTTGTTTAAAATGCTCAAGTCTAAAGCTTTTACTGATATGCGTAAATGGGTTGCAAAGAACTCAGACCAAGATATGAATGAGATGTTCCGTCGCATTTATGACATGGCGTCAGATAAAGTTGAAATGAAAAGCATGCCTGGTTTTGTAGTAACATTGGCTGACTACATGTATAAAGCAAACTTTGTTGCTGATCTTGAAGTTAACATGGTAGCTTTCCTTACAGAAGTTATGATGGAAGCTGAATACAAATGAGCGAATGGATTAAAAAACTCGTAGGTATGCACACGTGTTTTAATTGTGAAAAGCTTATGAATAAAAAAGAAATATACAGTGTAGATATCGACACAGCTGAAGGTCCTCTTAATTTTAAGATGTGCCAAACCTGTGCTGATGATTTTGATGATATGTTAAAAGAGTTGGAGGAAGCCCTTGCCGAAAGAGATCAGTCCCTTTGATTTTATGAACGCCGTGTCTTTCTCTAAGGAAGACCTTATTGGTAATCATGATAATCCAGAAATTGCAGAAAAAGAGTACACACCTTATATGGTTAACCGTGGGTTTACTAACTTTGAGGATACTATTCTCCATGCAAATGAAATGAATATGCGAGCACACTTATTCTATGATGCTCAATTTCAATACTACCGTGGCGCATTACGTAAACGCAAACGGTTTTCCAAATGGCCTAAGGCTGATAAAAGTGAAGACCTCGATGCTATTCAAGAAGTTTACCAATGTAATCGTACCATTGCCAAGCTATACTTGAAAGCTTTGAGTAAAGATGACCTAAAACTAATACATAATAAGCTAACTACTGGTGGAGTTTCAAAATAAAATAAATATTATCTGATGGTCAAGGTGGGCATCGTGATAATAATTAATAATAATAAGGTGCTATCGTTATGCAAAATGAAGACATTTTTAAAGGTGTCGGTATAGAGATTTCGCTTCCCTCCCCAGATAGTTTTTTAAAGGTAAAAGAAACACTTACACGTATCGGCATTTCATCTCGTAAAGAGAAAAAGCTTTACCAGACGTGTCATATTTTACACAAGCAAGGTCGTTATTCGATCTTACATTTTAAAGAGCTTTTTATTTTAGACGGGAAAAAGAATACTTTTACTGACGAAGATGAAGCTAGAAGAAATACAATTGTGAATTTATTAGATGAATGGGATTTAATTTCAATAGTCGCTCCGCAGGAATCAGAAAAACTTGCTGCTCCTATTAATCAAATTAAAATTCTTTCTCATAAAGAAAAATCAAATTGGATACTTGAAGCAAAATATAATATTGGAAAGAAGTAAATTATGAAAGTATATAGAATGAAAGACGGTGCGTCATTGCCTGCTTATGCTACACAAGGCTCTGCTGCTTTTGATTTAACCGCATGTGTAGAACACGGCCAAAGAATTACAGCATATAATTCTTGGAATAAAAAAGTTGAAATCGCTGTTAAAGGTGTTGGTACTGCTAGAAATGCATTCCAATTGGCGCCAGGTATGAGAGCACTTGTACCTACAGGATTAATTTTTGATATTCCAGACGGGCATGTTATGAAGATGTTCATCCGTTCAGGAACTGCTCTAAAAAGAGGGTTGACATTAACGAATAGTGTTGGTATAATTGATTCAGATTATACGGACGAAGTCTTTATGATGCTTAGTAATATTACAGATAGTTTAGCAGTTATTGAACATGGAGATAGACTTGTACAGTGTATGATTGAAAAAACACTTCGCAGTCAACCTAAGCTCAAAATTGTTGAAACAAAAGAAAAACCAGAAAAAAAACTTGACCGAGACGGTGGTTTTGGGAGTACTGGTTAATAAATAGTAGGTGAGTTCGCTTCGGGTTCTCACCTATTAAATCTTGCTTATATAAAGGAGATAGCAAAATGAATACACGTAGACTAGACACAACTCTGCTTAACGATCCATTCTTCATCGGCTTTGACCGTATGGTAGATAGGATGAAAACAGCAACGCCAGGTCAAGGCAATTACCCTCCATACAACATTGTTAAAACAGGCGAAGATAGCTATGAACTACAATTAGCTATTGCTGGTTTTAAGTATGAAGATTTAGAAATCATGTTGAAAGATGGTGAGCTTAGTATCACTGGCAAACATCCCGCTCCAAGTGAAGTTGATTATATCCACAAAGGTATTTCAACACGAGGTTTTGAGCGTAGATTTACTTTGATGGATTCAATCGTCGTTAATGGTGCTGATCTTTCAGACGGAATTTTGACAGTTAAATTAGAAAATGTAATTCCTGAAGAAAAGAAACCACGTAAGATTGAAATCAATACTAGTAATCCTGAATTACTAAACGGTTAATTGTATTAACACTGGGAGGGTTTACGCCCTCCCTTTATGTGACAATTTGACCTATTTACTTTTATGCAATTAGTGATATATTAATAATATACATAATAAATACACTCACACACGGAGAATTAATATGAAAAAAGTAAAGCCTATTGGATGGGCAACTACACTTACTGAACTCGCTTCAATCCCCAGAGACATGTGGGATAGCGTAATGACAGTTGAAAAATCCCCACTACGAAATTTAGACCCTATGGTAGGACACATGATCTTTCAGTGTCTATTCTTTATTTGGTCTGGTATCTTTGCCCTAATGGTAGGAAGCTATGTCGCTTTCGGTCTTAGTGCTGCATTCCACCTGCTTTTGATTAGTGGTATTACAATCACAATTGTAACATTCCGCCAAGCTGAAAATAATCCTGAGTCATTAAATAATATTTTGAAAGCAGGACGTAAGTATGATGGTCGCGCCAACGGCGGCGAGCATGAGTAAAATCCAAGAAAAACTTAATGATGTTATGAATGAAATCCAAGCGCTAATGGAATCACATCCACGAGCGCATCTTGAAGAAGATTCGAATATTCATGCGCTAATGGCATCAGCAGGTTTATATTTTGCACATATGGACGATGAAAATAGAGATTATTATCAGTTCGTATCAATGGCTATTGAAGAAAAAATGGAGTGGAACGTATGAGTGAACAAACAAACTATTGCACAACAAAAGGCTTAGGCTGGGCATTTTTGCTTATTACTATTATGATGGTAGGATTGCCTATTCTTGGGTCAGCTATTGCTTATCCAGACAATTGTAAGCAAAGTATTCTTATTCCTTGTATAGGATTAGAAAAATGAGCGCCAATAATAAAGAAAGACACATTCCTTTAGAGGGGCATGAATTTGCTGGATGGGGAAGCTAATGCATATCATTAGAAAAAAAGACGGCGAAATTATTGCTATAGCATCACGTTTAGAAGATGCTATAGGTATAGCGGATGCCGCCCGAGTTGACAAAGAAGACTATGTCGTTCAAGAGTCAACTGACCAACGAGAACTTGCTGAAGTTTATCGTTCTTATTACGGGACAAGATCGCTATGAAACCCAATAACAAATTTGATCTTTCTGTAAGAGACATTGAAGTTATTGAATCAGCGCTAAGAGCAAAGGCTGGCCGAAGAGGTTTGGCTATTGCTCAAGGCGAAGCATCAGACGAGTCTCGTGCTGAAATGCATGAGATACAGGAATTGCTTGGACGTATTCACAACCAAAAAAATTGGTATCGTCCAAGTGATAAGTGGGTAGGTGGAGGATGAACCTTTGCTGCCCTTTTAACACACACAGGAGAACTAAAATGTTTAATGACTTTACAACCAACTACTTTATCGACCACGTACAATCAACTAAGAAAACAATGGTTGATACATTGGTCAAAGACGAAAAATTGTCTGCACCATTACATGCTTTTATTGAAGCTCAAACAGCTTTCTCAAAAGTTGCAGTAAAATCAATGACTGAATTTATGAATGCAACTGGTGAAACCGCAGCAAAGGTAATGAAATAATGAGTAAGAACCCTTTTGAGATTCGTGCTGATATGTTGCAAATGGCTAAAGAGTATATGGATCAAATCCACGAAACTAACCATATCTATGCAGCTAAAATGATGGAATTAGGACAAATTCAATTTGAAGAATATCAAAAGATGACTGAGCTATATTCAGTTGAGGAACTTACGAAAAAAGCTACAGAAATGTATTCGTTTGTTTCAAATAAAGACTAATTAAAGGGGATCTTCGGGTCCCCTTTTTTTATCTTGGACCAGCAAGGCCGTTTGTTAATCCAATTTCGCGCATTACACCGCCACCACCGCCTCCTGCTGAAACGTTAGTCATTGCAACTTGTTTATTGCCTTCTGTAATATTAAAAGATTGAGGTGCAATAGTAGTTGGCTGTATTGTTATAATCTGGCCATAGCCACTACCTGCTCCATCTTCTATGGTAGTAAGGTTAGGTCTTTCATTCTGACCTTGAACATAAGCTCTACCATTGCGATCAGTAAACATTAAATTTCCGGCTGAGTTTCTAACATAATTTCCTCTAAAATATGGACTATCAGATAATCTAACATCAGCACCTGTATTATAATTTTGACCTAGGGATTGACTAGCAAAATTACCATCTAAAGCTTCGCGCATTCCGCCAGGACGACCACCTCCAGCGATATATTCTTGCTCTGCAGTAATTGCTGATCTTTGGTCTTCTGGTAACGCGTCAAAAGTATCACGAGCTTGTCTTTCTTTATCAGACATCCAGTCTTCGTAGGCCTGGTGTAATTCTTCTCCAATACCTTCCATAATTTCAACATGTGCTTCGTTATCAGGATTAAACGACTCATTAGTAACAGCAAAGAAAATTTCAGTTGCAACACTACCAATATCAATAGCAGTTCCTGAAATTGTAGGTAAAGGAATAGAAGTTACTTGTAGTGCGGCTGATGTGAAATCTCCTTTTGCAAAATTCCATACTGCATATCCAAGCGATGCAACAGCCCCAACAATTGGAACACCCATAAGAATAACTTTACCAATTTTATTCCGAGCCATTCTAGCTATAAGGCCTCTTTTTTCAGTTAATACTAATCGCCCTGCATTTCTTCTCGCTTCGGCTAATCCAGCGTCACCCTGTCTAGGACCTCGGTTTCTAGGGCCATCATATGCTGAAGGTGGCCGCGGTGTTGATGTGTCTACATTAGGAAGTCCATCTCTTCCAAAACCAGCAGCTTGAAGCCTCGATTGTGCATCAGCGTTACGAATATATCTACCGTTAGCGTCCATGTCTTGGTATCTAAAATTATCCGGTCCAATTTGAGTTACTCTTAAATTAGGAGCTGGAGCTACAGGTTTATCTGGAACATAGTCAACGCCAGCTGGTCTAAAGTTAGTTCTAAGGTTTGGATCTGAGGCTCTTAATCTCGCTCTCTCTTCTGGGGTCATATTGTCTACTGGATTAGATCGGTTTGCTGGGTTGGTCGCGCCTGCTCTTGCTCTAACTTCTGCATCTAGGTCAGGATCTCCAGAAAATATTCTTCGTAAAACTTCTCCAGTAACACCACCTGCTAAAAGTCTTCTAAAGAATCCTCTTCGGCCGGGAGTGCCGCCGCCGGGCCTATTACGATTCATAAGAGCTAAAGCTGTTCTCATAGTTAGGTTATATGCTTGAAGAGCACCAATAGACAATAAAACTGTTTTTGCTATGTCTAACCAACCAATATTAGTAATTGTATCTAAGCTTGCTTTAAGACTTGCTAATGACTCTCCAATTCCATCTAAAGAAGCTTGAAGGTTGGAAAACGTTAGTGGTAAAGTTGAAAAATCAATTCCACCTAATCCTTTTGCCATTGATCCTAAGTTGGTTTCAAATGCTGTCCAGCCGCCATTTGTTTTTTCATCAACAAATCCTTTAAGAAGATTGTACCCTACAAACAATCCCGCAGCGCCTAGAGCAAAGTTCTTTAAAGAAAATCCTGATGCAATAGAAGCTGCTATATTATCAATTTTTTTATCAGTTTCTGCTTTAGCTGCAGCATCATTGGCTTTTGATTCAGGTTCTAATGTAGGTTTTTGCGCCTGTCCTCCAAGTTCATCAAACTGTTCACTAGTTCTTCCTCTTTCAACCGCTTCTTGTTGCAGACCGAGCTGGGCTTGCATCATTTCTGTTTGCATTTTAATATTGCTATTAATAGAAGTAAACAATCCATCAAATTTTTCTAATTTGATGTTCATAGACTTAATAGAATTAGTCCCAGTATTTCTAATGAGATCACCTTCTGATTTTAAGCGCTCTATAATCGCTTTTGTTTCTTCTGATAATGAAGCCATTTACTTGTTCTCGCTTTGTTTTTCTAAATAATCGCTCAACATACTAAAATATAAATCTCTTTCATAAGGTAACATATTTTCTATCTCAGTTATAGAATATTTATGGTGCTGTGCCATTGCAAATATAATCCTATAATAATCTTTCAAGGATATATGACACAGCGCTAGGAAAAAAAACTTCGAATTCCTTCTACCACAAATGTCTTATCATCACCATTGTTATTTTTATAATGCATTTCATGTCTAAGCTTTGGCATTGTTTCAAAGAATCTTTGAATGCCTTTTACCACATCGCCTGAAACGTCTTCCATAAATTGGTTGACTTCGTTTTCTGTATAGTTTTTAAATTCAAATACCTCATCTGCCGAAGCAACTTTGTCTAAACAAGATATCATGATAAAATAGCTTGCCAATGGATCGTCAGCTGTAAAAGTTGTAATTTTAAGAAATTCGTCAATTGTTGGATATTTTAAATATAAAATGTAGTCGTCATTAATTTTTACTTCGTTAGTATGATCTTTGTCTGTAGTAAGCTGAACTTTATCAAGATCTAACTCAAGGGAAACTTTTTCTTCTGTATCAGGATCTAGGATATTAAAAGTAATACCATTATCTACAGATCTAGATCTTAAAGTAAGTAGCAAATATTCTAAATCAAACATAGGTAATTTTGTTGCGTCAATTTCAAAACAACAATTTGATACAACTTGTTTAATAGCTGTAATTTGTTGTGACACATCATCAGACTCTGCTGCAACTAAAAGTATTTTTTCTTCTTTAACAGTAAAAGGTCTATATTTAATTGTTTCTTTGCTTGATGGTAAAATTAGTTCAAAAAGTGGTAAATCAATCTTAGGCAGCATAATTTATTTCTCCATTATCTAAAAAACTCTTCGGAGTTCATTAATTGTTTTATCCCATGTATTTGTTACACGAGTATATTTGTTAACCGCATCTGTAATTGAACGAGGAACTAAGTCTTGGCCAATGAACTGACCAATGGCTCCAACCTGATTAATTAAACCAAGTAAGCCGTTGCCTCTTCCAAATGGTGCGGTTGGCGATCCTATTTTTTCTC